GAATGGTGGATTGGTAATAATGTAATCATACTGTTCTGTTTCTGATAAAAAGTTTTTCTCAATATCATAAGCAATAATATTATCAGTATTCTCTTTAAGAACTTTTACAATCGCACCAGCACCACAAGCAGGTTCACAAATAGTCAAATCATAATCAAACTCTTCAACACTCAAAAACTTTCTTGTAATGCTGTAAGGTGTCTCATAAAAATCTGATTTTCTTCTCTTCCCAGTAGCATTATTGGTGCTAAAGTTTTTGCCTTTTTTATTGCTCATAGGAAATGATATGATAAACAATTTTTTCTGCAGTATCCTTCAGTTTATCATAAATCTCTTGATTTGTCCACTGCTTCTCACGAATCCAAATAGTAGCAAGTTTTTCTTCATGAAATATATATTCTTGATTTCTGGGTTCATAATCAGTCATAGAATCCAAACGATCATTGATAGATGATGATGACTCAAAGTCACACCCAGAAGCAAAAACAACATAAGGATAGTAATCATATGGACGACAGAATAAACTAATCTCAGAATGATTCTTTACTGCACGTTCAATAGCATTACCTTTAGCCTGCTTCTTCTTTCCCTCTTCTAAGAGTTTATCATTAGTTCCTTGCTTCTTTGCTTCTGAAATTAGAATTGGATAAACTTTACCAAAGATTTCTGCATACACAATACCACCATCAGGAAGAATGTATGGATTCTTAGAGCATGGTTTCCAATGAGGTTTACCAATGTTCTCTGCAATTTTTCTCTTCTCAAGTTTCTTAACCCAACTAAACTTGACTCCAGGAAAGATACCCTGAAGATAGTTGATTACTTCTTGAACCGTATCGGATAGTTTACCCTCAAGATTCTTTGCCTCATCATTAAAAATTGCTTTACCTCCACCAATTTTTTTATGCGTTTCACGGAGACGATCACTGGAACTCATAATGTTGATTGATTATGATCGTATTATAGCAAAAAAAGACCTCCCCGTCAAGGGAGGTCTTCGGGTGTTCCGATTGTAGAGTGTGCCGCACGAAAGACACAATTTATTTATTCAGTTTCTTGAGGTTTGGTCTTCTTACCAATGTTGTACTTCTGCTCAAGGATCCATTCTCCCTTATCCTTATAAGCAAGAACTTTTATCTGATTTAGAGGTGCAATGTCAGAGACCGATTCTTCTTTAACTACACTGATTAGTCCCCAATCAGCAAGAAGGCGAGTAATGCGATTACGTCGCTGAACATCATTAATTGTAAGGTTAGCATGCTTTCCATCCAGTGCAAACAACTCTTTGAAATGGACGATAAAATATCGTCCTTGCTTGTGCAAGATGTGACAACTCTGATAGAGTTTCTTTTCCTTCCTAGAAGCAACACCAATGCGTGTCAGTGTTTCACGGACCTTTAGAAAGTCATCTGGTTCATTGAGGACAACCTCAATCATTTGATCTTGTGACCAGTCAACAGTGGGTTCTACGGTCATTTCATTCCTCCAATATCAAGTCGTTGTTTAATAAAGTTAATTTGTTCTGGGGTAAGAATCTTCAGAGCTTG